AGCCAAAGCTCCTCGCACTTCCAATTCGACGGGTTTCGTCCAGTCCTCGGTGGTCTGCGCGGGATTGTACGGGTCGGCTTTACGTGAGGCGCGCAGCCGCACGAACCGTGTGGCCGCAGGCAGGCCGGAGGCGTTGATGTCATCGATGATGCTCACGGCAGCGCTCCTAGCTTGTACCGGTCGAGTTTCGCCAGCTCGTCGGCCATCAACGACACGTTGTAGGTGACGCTGCTGCCGTTGACCGACTGGGATTGGATGACGCCGGCGGAGGCCATGCTCGCACGCTTCGCGGCGTTGATGAGCACGCCCATCACGTCCGGCACCTCATCCGGCGTATAGCCGGCGTGGATGCGGTAGCGTATCGCGGCGACGCCGGCCGGGAATGCGCCGGTGGTGCATTCTACCAAACCCGTGGTGGGGTCGTAGGCGTAGTGCAGCCGGTTGCCGGCGCTGTCGGTCAGCTCGTCGACGGAGGTGACATGGCGTGCGGGGAGACGAATCACCTTGCCTCCCCGCGAATTGGCTACGCCCGACAGTTCGATGTTCGGCGTGATATGCCAGCCGCACGTGCGGCGGATGGCCGCCTGCGCCGCCTTCAGCCAGAACTCGCCGTCAGCGTCGAAGCCTGACGGGTCGGTGATGATGTCGGGAATGGTTTCATCGGCCATCGTTCGCCTCCAGTCGATTCACGTTAGGCCACGGTGAAGGCGTGCGACTTGTCGTCGGTGCCGACCCAAGTGCCGCCGGTGATGGCATTGTCGGAGTTCTTGGTCAGGGAAATCGACTTCACGCCCACGCCGGCGGCACCGGGAGCACCATTCTTGCCGGCTGGCCCCGGATCGCCATTGCCGCCTTTCGCGCCGGCCGGAATGCCAAGCGTGAGCACGCCATCCGCGAGCGTCGCGGTGGGAGCCGCGCCGGCGGCGAGGGCCACGGCCGTCACCGAGGTGATGGCCGCACCGTTCGCCTTGGTCAGGTCGATGGGATTGCCGGCGGCGTCGACCACGACCACCGGCTGCGGATACGTGCTGCCATCACCGGTATCGACCCCGGTCTGCAGCACCTTGGTTGCGTCACTCATCGGCGGTCACCTCACTTGGCCTTCTTGCCGAGGGCGACGGACACGAACGCCTTCGGGTACTTGACCTGCAGGCCGAGGCGTTCGCGCACGCGGAACGTGATGAGATCGTTCGTGAAATCATCGGAATGCGAGTTGGTGGACTCGGCGCGCAGACCGCCCTTACGGATGACCGCGCCGCCGAGCTTGAACGCGCCGACCAGAGCGGTGCCCTGGGCGATGGCCTCGGTGACCACGGTCTTGAGGCCCCACAGCGGCGGATCCTGCATGATGGTGCCGTTGCCGTACTGGCCGTTGAAGTAGCCGCCGCCGTAGTACTGGCCGTTCGCGTCCTTGGAGAGGCGAATGGCCTCGTAGTCGGCGGGGTTGATGACCAGCGCGTCCGCGCGGAAACCGGTGGCCAGCGCGATCTTGGTGCGGGCCTTGAAGATGCGGTCCGGGTCGGAGTCGGTGTCCTGCACCATCTTCTGGATGTCGCGGGAGAGCAGACCCTTGATGTTCGCATCGGAGCCGTTGCCGGACAGCAGCTGGGTCTCTTCCAGCAGCTGCAGGTTGTAGCGGGCGTGGTTGTTGATTTCGGAGACGATGTAGGAGAGGTCTTCGGCCATGTTGTCGGTGACCTTCCACCAGGCGGCGACCTCCTTGAGGCTGTCGGACTCCCAGCGGGGGGCCGGCAGATGGGTCTGCGGCTTGGCACCGCCCTCGCCCACGGTTCCAGCGCCGCCCTCGAGCGCGCCATAGACGGGGTATTCCACGGTGTTGGCGTTGCCGCTCAGGGTGACGGAGCCGAACAGGTCGGCGACCACGAGCGGACGCTCGTAAGGCCACACGCCGTTCATGTCGATCTGGGTGACGACCGGCTGGTATCCGGTGCCAGCCGTGCCGGTGCCCGCCACGTGCATGTCGGTCGCGGCCTTGAACTCGCTGGAAGCGAACGGGTGCGCCTTGGTGCCGATGACGGTCATGCCGGCCTTCTTCAGCTCCTGCGCGTACAAGTCGCCCAGCGTCTTGGCGGCGGGAGCCGTCTTGGCCTCGGGCTTCACATCGTCCACGTTCAGGTCGTTCACGCCCTTGAACAGGTCGACGCGCTCCTGAAGACGCTTGGCCTCCTCGAAGCGGTTCTTCAGTTCGGTCGCCTCATCATCGGTGAGGTTCTCCATGCCCTTGTCGTACAGGGCCTTGACCGCCTTCTTCTCGGCGGCCAGCTTCTCCATGTAACCCATGGATCATCCTTTCTATTGGTTGTTTGCCAGCGAGAGGAAGTCGCTGATTTCCTTGGCCCACTGCGGGTCAAAACTCTTTTTCGCCTTGCCGTCTTCCGGCTCGGGCTTGTCCGAATCGTCCGGCGTATCGTCGTCCGGCTCGTCATCGGGCTTGGAATCGTCGTGGTCGTCATCGTCGGGGGTTTCGGTGATTGCGTCGAGCAGTTCTTCGAGCGCGTCGTAGGCTGTGCGAATCTTGTCCTCGTTGGCCTTGCTGATGGCCCGGCCGGCCTTGACCTCGAGCACTTCGGCCCCTTGGTTGGCGGCGACCTGCACGAGACTGATTTCGAACAGTTTGAGCTGGCGAATCTCCCGGTAGCCGTCCCATGGGCTCTTCGATTCCTCGTCCTCGACCCACGCGGTCTTTTCGGCGATGAAACCGATGCTCATCTGGTGGATGAGGCCACGCTTGAGCAGGTCATAGGCTCTCTTGCCCTCCGCAATGTCGGTATCCAATTTCGCGGTGATGAGCAGGCCATGCTCATCCTCCACGGCGGAGAGCGTTTCGCCGATCACATCGTTGGGCGAGCCGTCCTTGTGTTGCCAGTGGATGGGGATGCCCGCACCGCCGTTCTTGAAGTCGGCGGATAAGGTCTGCTCGAAGGCGCCCTTGACCACCACGTCGTCGTACAGGTCTTTATCCCACGTGGATGCGTAGCCGGAGAACACGCCTCCGCCACTGTTGTCGGTGGCCTTGAGCTCCTTGAGCTCGTAGCCGAGATAATCAAGACTCATCTGAGGTTTCTCCCTTCGTCATCGAGTCCCATGACGCGCGGAAACCGGCGTCATACGTGTAGAGGCGTTTGAATTCGGCGAGCATCTGCTTGCCGTTCGGGCTTGCGCCCTGTTGCGCGTTCTGGGTCTGGCCGCCGTCCTGCGGGCTGGGCTGGCCTCCCTCGCTCACGTTGAGCGGGGTTATCAGCTGGTCGCCGCCCGGCAGTTTCGGACGGTCGAGCAGTTCGCGCGCTTCGTCCGTGGTCATAAATGGACGGCCTGTGGCGGTGGAGAGCGCCTGATACTGGGTTTCCATCGTGCCGCGCAGCTTCGCGTCCAAATTCGCCTTGATGTAGCAGTCCGGTTCGCCAACCGCCTCGGGAAGCGTGAGGTTCAAAGCCTCCTCGAACGCCACCAAATACGGCAGCAACTCCACGTTCCAGAGTTTCTCTTTGTAGGCGCTGATGTTGCTGTTAGTGCCGGTGCGGAAGCCGATGTTTTCCGGCGAGATCTGGAATGCGAGACACACCTGTTCGTTGATTTTCTCGCGTGCCTCCAAGTCGGCCATGTCGACAGGCTTGAACAGGTTCTCGACGGTGCGGATCTCCATGCCGTCCTTGAATACAGGCCATGTGCCGGCCATGCCGCCGCCGGCCACGTAGTTGCGCAAGCCTTGGGTGAAGTCGTCGTAGTCGGCCTGCGATTCCCAGGGCATTTCCTTGGGCCGGTATACGTAGGCGGGTATCTGGTAGCCGTTTTCGGCTATCGATTTGCGGTATTTCGCCATCGCCCTTGCCTCCGCGAGCAGTGGGCGCAGCACATTGGTGATCGGGTCGCCTAGGTTCAGGCCGTCGATGTAGCCGATGTCGAGCACGATTCGCGGGTCCGGCAGGCGATAGGTGCCGCCCTTGTTGCCGTCGACGCTGCTGATGGTCACGCTTGTCAGTTCGCCGAAACCGTTCGCCGTGAGACTGTAGCCGTCCGTGGGGATGCGGCGCAGCGTGTTCCCGTCGCCCGCTCGGTCGGTGCCGAGCGTGCACAGCCATCGGTCCTCGAGCAGCATGTCGCGGATAAGCGTCAGATAGAACCGGTAGCGGCTCATGCCCGGCAATTCGCTCGGATGGCGGATGAGCTTGGCCAGTGCGCCGTCGCGCACCTCTTCCGCGTCGCCGTCCGCGTTCTTCCGATACACCTTGAGCGGCAGGGAGGCGAGTTGGCGGCTGATGAAGTCCACGACCACGCGGACCGCGTATTCGCGGCAGTACATGCCGTTTGCGTATCCGGCGAATTCGGCGTCGGTGGGCCAGCTGATGGCCTCGGGCATCGAATCCTTGATGGTCGGAGTCTCCGGCTCGGCGGTCTTCATCGCCAGCACGGCCGGGCCGTGCAGCAGATTATTCAGAAATCCCATCCACGGCTCCTTCGAATTTGAGAGATGGCTAGAATGTGACCCTCACGTTGTGTGAGGGTTCGTATTTCGGTTTCTCGGGCTCGCCGCTCATCGTCTCGAGCGCATACAAAGCCTGTGATTCGGCGATGAGGCCGGAAATGTGCATCGCGCTCTGGTTCCTGTCCCACACCTCGACCTCACCCAATCGGCGGGTCACGGCGACGCTCACCTGCTGTTCGATGGCGGGCTGGGGGAGATGACGGAGTTTGTTTTCCTTAACTCGGTCACGGAAACGACCGGTGGCGGCTCCCATGCGGAAGCCCTCGATGAGATGCACCGTCCAACCCGCCTCCGCGAGCGGGTCTGCGAAATCCACCGCCGGACAGCCTTTCGACTGCACGGCGATTTCGTGGATGTTCGGCCAAGCCTCGCGAAGCATTTTGAGGTATTTAGGCACCCAGAGCATGCCGTCGCGGCGCACGATCAATTCGACGTGCGGCAATCCGTCCTCGCGGTAGCCTGCGGCGGCGATATACGTGGTCTCACGGTCCGCGCTGGTGTCCACGGAGAGCACCACGCGCCCGTCATCTGGGATACAAGACTTCGGGTCGATACCACGCTTCCACAGTTTCGGGTCGATGTACGGCGTGATGTCGGCGGTCACCCACTGGCACAAAACCTCGGTGCGATACGCGGCCTCGGTCATACCGTTGATGTCAGCCGAGATGCTACGAAAAGTCATCGGCCCATAACCCATGGAGGGGTTCGCCTGACGGATACCGGCAAGGTCATCCAGCTCGCATTTATCCGGAGCCGACCATTCGAAATACCCATAGGATGGGTCGTGCTCCTCGGCCCATTCGTCCGGCGACTGCTTGCCGGTTTCAACCGAAGCGTTCCACGAATCCGCCAGGGCGCGCCCTTCGTCGACGACTCGGCGCAGCACGACGCTGCGATAGTCGCCGGCGTT